CATCAGAACATCAATGGCTCAATTCGAGCCTCCAGTCTGGCAAATGACAGGTGCGCCCTGCTGTCGCCGGTAAACTTCTGAATCCTCCAGTTACGCATCTTGCCCTGTCTGCGCCAGCACAATCTCTTCTGGAAGTTGCCCGGCCCACCAGTGGCTATGGGTGCGTCAGCAGTGTAGTCGATCCCATCATAAGACCATGACGTGCTGATGACCGTATCTGCATCAACTCGCCCGGTTAAGGCCACCAGCTCAAGGTCGTGGAATACTGCTCCCATGCCTGAGTTGTAGACGATAGCCGTACCAAACTCCCACCGGACATCAACGCCCCAGTGAGCGCCATTGGTGTCTGAGAACGTCCCCAGCGCGGTTGATTGTGGATCTGCGATGAGCCACTTGTTGTATGCCCAGACAAATGACCTGGCGCGATACTGTGAGAATCCTGTGATGGCAGATGTCATGACAAGCCAAACTGGTGCCTGTAGCTCGCGGCTTGCAGTGGCGTCATAGACCAGTGTTCGATCAGGGAGGTGAACGTACAGGTACTCATGAGCCTTGTCGTTTCGAGCCTCGACCAATGATATGGACAACTGAGCCTCGGTGTAATCGAGCAGAATAGTATCTATTTCCTGAGAGCTGATCTTGACGGTCTGCCCAGAGGCTCCCATGTAGATGCTTGGTGCCTCGTTTCTACCTGACCCAACAAAGGCTATTGCTTCCATGAATACGCAGCAGGCGTGAACCCCTACGCAGCCCTTGGATATCTGTGCGCCATCAATGCGAGCAAACGGGAACAGATCCCCACCGACGTTATCAAATACCTCGATGGTGTAACGGTTTAGCGCGTGAACCTCGTTGCGTAACTTCAGCAGCGCGACCACAGGGTCAGGATCAATCTCAGACGCCCCATACTTCAGCGGATTGACAGCAAGCGGATCGTTTAATTCAGTGACCACCAAGAATTCGCCATCAGTGGTCATGAAGTAGCCGTCAACCCACAACATGTCAACAACAGTACCAAGATCAATGTCGGTCACCTGGGTGAGCACAGCTCCATCCCAATAGAATAGGTTGTCATTGCTGGCGATGGCCAAGAGGTCAAACGAGTAGTCAAACTTGACGTGCTGGTCGAAGGTGGAGCCGCCAACGTCACCAAGGACTGTCACGACGTTATTAGCGGCAACAGAGATCAGCTTGCTGCCAGAAACTCGATAGCAGACATCGTTCCAGTTAATGCCGCCACGGTCAACGCCAACGCCAACGGCCTCGGCAACCATCCCCTCGCCTGGTCGCAGGTAGCTTTTACTGATGCCATTCGCCACCGGAACCGGCGCAAGGTTGACGGGGTACAGCGTCCTGAATCGAGGATCTGAATCGACGTAGACACCGCTTAGAATTGGAATTTCCATGCTAACCCTTCAGTTTGCCCAGTGCCATAAAGATGGCGGTAACTGCTGTAATTTTTAAATGATCTTATTTTTTTTGTTTTAATTTTTTCTTAACAGCATCAGATAACTCAGCCAAGTGATACAACTTTACACTTGTCTTGCCATGTGTCTTCCCTGACTGCAAAGAACCATTAGGCATCTTATGAGTGCCACCTGTATGCAATGAGCCATCTTTTTTGTAATGCTTAACACCTTTCATTAGTATCCTCCGATTTTAACAGCGGTGGTTTTAACAATTGTATTTTACTCGATATCCCGTTTAATTTTTAGCCATTCTACTCACAAAGATCCCGCCCAAGGATCAGAGCCATCTCTTCGCCACTGATCTTCACCCAATCCGCTGGTGTCAGCGTTATCGGGACGTACTCACCCAGTTCTTCCGGGTAACGCGAATACAACTCCAACATACCAATAAATCCATTTGTTGCACCGTGAAACCCAAACTCAGTATTTGCCGTCCAGCAGACGTGCGGATACCGAAGAACCATTGTGCAGCTTGACAGGCACTTGCCATCAATCACTTGGTGATGACCTGCTCCGGCAGCAATAGCCAATAGCCTATCTGTCGCAACGACCATCCCGCCGTTTGAATACTCAACCCGGTCTGCCATCGCAAAGTCAATCGTGTCTGATGGCCCAACGTAATCACGCGGGTAAAGGCAGGCCGCCACCACGATAGCGATGATTAACCCGGCAAGCAGTAGCCGTTCAAAATTAAACATCCGCTGTCCTTGTTTGGCGGTTAAGTGGTGCTATCGGTGATCAAGCCAAGACCAACCATTGCAGCTATTAGGCTAGTTAATGCCGCGTTTCCACCTTTGGCTCCTGTAACTGTCGGTTTCGAGATTGGCGCTTTCGCGTAAAAACCAAGCCGGTTGCCGTTGACACCGATCACCCTAGTCATCGCGCCTGACGCTCTTACTTCTAAATAGTACGAGCCTTCGGTTGAACCACCACTGGTAATTGGAGAACCCCAGATTTCTTGCGCGTAAGTTTGCATTCCCCCACCGCTGTTCCGAAAATACGAGGGAATAGTTACTGTATTGGCAACATTTTGAACGTCATAGTTGATTGGAGAGCCGTACCGCTCACTGCTTTGTTGCGGAACGGGGGCATCAAAATTACATGCTGTTTTTGCGCCCGTTACTGTCTCGCTTATGGTGGTGTTAACGGCAAGTGTCTTAGAATAATTATTAACAAATCGCACAAAGCTGACATTTACCACATCAATCTTAAAACAAAATGTAAATCCGTCAAAATAATTGCCTGTCGCCGTGATCTGCGAAGAATTGCCTCCAGAGGCGCCACACTGCAAAGCTACTATGCAATCGTTGACTGAGTTACCTGAAACAAAAATTTGGTCATTGTCACCCGTCATGTAGATTCCGACAGGGCAATTACGAATAAAGTTACTGAGAAGACTCAAGCCGCTCGGTGCGCCATTAATTCGATTAGAGTGTATCCCGCTACTTGTACAATCAGATATAACGTTGCCGGTGATAACTCCGTTCTTGACTGTCTCTGGAAATATACCAGTCAGGCTGTTGCTACAAATATTGTTTGAGATAGTAAAATCGCCACCTGTTGCCGTGGTGGTGCCGTCATTACCATAAATATCAATCGCATTATTAACGCAATCATCAACGCGATTTCCTGTAATTAACAGCCTATCAAATTGAGAAACTTGTATTCCGATCGACGTACAATCTGATACATCACAATCAGTGATTGAAATATTTTCAGCAATGTTGCCAACCGGGGCATTGAGCATGATACCGTTGCCATTGCAGGCGATGCTGCGAACATTTCTAACGTGAACGTTTGTTAATGGGTGCATTTGTAGATTACTGCACTGAGTAGATGCAACTTGAGTTGCCACGTTACCGTCAAGTGTAATGTTTTCGACAGATGCGTTTGACAAGCCAGCTTCTGCTGCAACATAACCTAACGATGTGATCATTCGGTACAGCGCGCCAGCACCGTAAAGCGAAGCCTGCGTTTTCAATACAGCCTCATGAGACTCACCGAGTAACGTCACACCATCTCGCATTAATATGGACGAAAGTCCAGCAGCACCGCTGCCCGGATAAATAACGCTTGATAGCAAGTAAGTGCCATTCGGCACAAATACAACACCCCCACCGATTGCCGATACATAATCAATGGCCGATTGAATAACAAACCGATTGTCTGTAGCTGAAGACCTTGCTCCAAACGCCAGCACCGATACCGGCGATCCCTGAACCTCAAACTGCCGACCCACTGCGTCATAGAAATACCCATCAGCATTCGGCACATTGCGAGCCTTGCCAGCGGTAGTGACGCCGGTGAACTTGAACGTGGCACCAGAGCCAGAAGTGACGTTGCTGTCATAGTAGTTGCTGCGAACAGTATAGCCAGTAGCAGCCCCCACAACAGATGTCGTGCCAAGCTGCGAGGTGAACTCAAGCTCCAGATTGTTGTCTGGCTTCATTAAACCGCTTGAAACTTTTGTTAATGCCATTGTCGTGATCTCTTAGGTTAATGCGTTGGCTGCGTAGATGGTTTTCCAATCGCTACTGATTGATGCGTTGGCCGTTTTGATAAAGCCCAGCAAGTAGCTGTTCGCACCCGCAGTGTGAGTTAATGCCA